AACTGCAAATATTAATAGTCTTGCAGAAGTGTCTATTTTTAATCAAGCAAAAACAGCTGATATAAATTCTAAAGCAGAAGGAAGTATTTTCTTAGAAAGCACTAGAAATATAGAATCAACATCAGGTCTTGGTACACATATTACAAGTGGCGCCGAAACACATATTCAAGCAGGTGCTAATTTTGTTTCTACCGGAGCTGAAATTCATTTTAACGGACCAGCTGCATCAACAGCAGCAGCGGCAACAGACGCTACTGAGGGTGTAGATGCATTACTACCGGCTAATGCTGCAAAAGCAATCGAAGCCGGAAGTCCTCAAATGCCAGCAAAAGTAAGCCCATTACCTGAAATAACGTTACCTTATGTACTACCAGGAGTAACACAACCTATACCTTACACTTCCATTGTGCCGAGAGCACCGCAACACGAACCTTGGCCACATCATGAGAATATGAATCCTTTAGGGTTTAAGCGTGATCAGACAGATAGAGAAGCCCCAGGAATGTTAGCATCAGCCGATAGATTTATATCTCCAGATACTTTCTTAAGAAATTCATCAGTAGCTGAAGCAAGTGTACGAGTAACAGGGTCGAGCGGTGATTTGACAGCTACGAGTATACCAAACGAGGAAGGCTTTTCAGGACCAGTCTGGACTAACGATGAAGGTGATAGTATAAGGGTCGGTTCAGAAGGAGTAATGGACGAGACTATGGCTAAAGCTAGGGGATATAAACCGTATGTGCCTCCGAAGATAGAAGGTTATGACGAAACAGAACGTGTTTATTATCAAGATGCTGTAAAAAAGAAAGAAAAAAGCGGAAAATTTCGTTGGCGCCCATTAGAGCCTAAGATGTTACAATTGTTAGACAAGACTGCAATTATTTGCGATGTAAAGGTTATGATTTTTAGTGCAGGACAAATGCCTTATGCAGAATGGCAAAGAACTCCCGGCGCTCGAGCATCTGGCAATAAGAGATATGTTGGAACACAGAAGGTAGCTACAGGATCGATAAGACACGACTACGGCAGCGCTGCTGATATTTTTATATATGACTTTAAAACAGGAAAAACTATTGTTCAAGATAGTCCTAGATTTTTACAATTTGTAGAAGAATTTTTTGCTAACGGTGGTAGAGGTATCGGAGCTAAAGACGGATATATGGCTGATAATGCTATGCATGTTGATATATGCGGCACAGATAGAAGTATTAAACATGGAGAAATTTGGCTTAGCTCTCCGTCAGTAAAATCAGCTTTCCAAAGAGGTAAGAAAAGACGTACCTCGCCGATCCGTAGTGCGTATTATCACATATACAGCAAATAGGTAAATATTATTATGAGTACATTAGAAAAAAATCTTTACAAAAGAGTAAAAGTCTCTACTAATAGAGGATCGCAAGCTGTAACTAGGGGCAGCGCATATAGAGGATTTTCTAGTATTAATGAAAATGTTGAAGGTTATGCATTATACGATTTTGATCTTATTAAACAAGATATTATAAATCATTTTCATATTCGAAAAGGTGAAAAATTAAGCGATCCAAATTTTGGAACAATTATTTGGGATATGCTTTACGAACCATTTACAACCGAAAACAAAGAGGCTATAATTGCTGATGTAGCTGAAATTATAAACTATGATGATAGGGTAACCGCAGATCAGGTATTTGTTGATACAACTGACGATGGTATAGAAGTAAGTGCATTATTAACGTTTTTGCCTTATAATATATCAGAACAAATGTTATTTAAATTTGATAAACAAATGCTTGAATAATTAAATGCAACTATAATTATTCCTGATAAATATCATATAACATGAAGGAATAATCTATGTCATCAACCGATAGACAATCTCGAGTAATTGCTACTGAAGATTGGAAGAAAATTTATCAATCTTTTAGTAACGCTGATTTCCAAAGCTACGACTTTGACAATCTACGCAGAACAATGATTAACTATTTGCGTCAAAATTATCCAGAGGATTTTAATGACTATATTGAAAGTTCAGAATATCTTGCGCTAATTGATTTGATTGCATTTTTAGGACAAAACTTATCCTTCAGAATTGACCTAAATGCTAGAGAAAATTTCTTAGAGACAGCAGAGCGCAGAGAAAGCGTATTAAGACTTGCAAAACTTATTTCGTATAATCCTAAAAGGAATAAAGCTGCATCAGGCTTACTAAAATTTGAAACAGTGTCTACAACAGAAAATCTTATCGATAGCACAGGTAAAAATTTACGTGGATCTACTATTTTATGGAACGATAGAGCAAACCCAAATTACTTTGAGCAATTTGTTAAGATTATCAATGCTGCGCTACCTAACGCAGAAGGAGTAGGATCTCCTACAATAACAGCAAATATCGAAGGTGTTGTAACAGAGCAGTATAGATTTAATGCTCTGAATACTGACATTCCGGTATTTGGATTTAGTAAGCCAGTAGAAGGAGTTAATACACGCTTTGAAATAGTTAGTACAGGGATTGAAAACGAAACTATTGTAGAAGAAGCACCACTACCTGGTAATAATCCTGCATTTGTTTATAGAGACGATAGCCAAGGCGCCGGAAGTTCTAACACAGGGTTCTTTATGCACTTTAAACAAGGACAACTTGAAAATGCATCTTTTAGCACTGGCAATCCGGTACCTAACCAAATTGTAGGAATAGATGACACTAATATTAACAATTCAGATATATGGCTATATTCAGTTGACTCAAATAATTTTGAATCTGCGTTATGGAAAAAATTAGAATCAGTTGAAGGAAACAATATTATCTATAATAGTTTGTTTAAAGATACTAAGGATGTTTATGCAGTTTCAACAAGAGCAGACGATAGAATTAATCTAGTGTTTAGCGATGGTGTATTTGGTAATTTACCAACTGGTAATTTTAGAACATATTATAGAACTAGTGATAACAGAAATATGGTTATTAATCCTAGTAGTCTGCAATCTATTACAATACAAATTCCGTACATTAGCAAAAATAATGCACAAGAAACATTAACAATCGGTCTTAGTTTAAAAAATACGGTATCAAACGGCCGTCCTAGCGAAACTAGTGAAGATATAAAACAAAATGCTCCAGCAAGTTATTACACACAAAACAGATTAGTAACAGCTGAAGATTATAATATTGGACCTTTGGGAATTGATCAAGATATTATAAAAACAAAAACAGTGAATAGAATTTCAAGTGGAATAAGTAGATACTTTGACTTAACAGATCCAACTGGAAAATATTCAACTACAAGTTTGTTTGCATCTGATGGAGTTTTGTATAGACAAGAATATTTAGAAAACTTTAACTTTTCATTTACAACACAGTCGGATATTGAAGGTATCATTTACAGTCAAGTTGAGCGCAGAATTGCAAGTACTAGTGTGCAAAATTACTACAATGAAAACTTTGACAAAGTAAACACTACTGACCTTAATGCAGTATGGAGACAAACTACTTCTAAGACTAACAGATCAACAGGGTATTTTGAACAAATTTTAGACTTAGCAGAAATCTTTACAAGTGCTAACGGAAATCAAGCAGCATCTAGTGTTTATAGTGTAGGTACATACACGACTAATGCACTAAAAAATATTAAAACTGGAGCAATGTGTAAATTTACAGCTCCAGAAGGATATCATTTTATGAAAAATGGTAAACTAATGTTAGGCACAGCAGATCACGAAGGAAGCAGTGATTATGTGTGGACAACTGTAAAATCAATTGATGCAGATGGCACAGTTGTTGATGATGACGGCTTTGGACCTATTGTGTTTAATGATGTAATCCCAAATGGCGCAATTCTAAATCAAATTTTACCAAAATATTCAACTGCTATTGTAGACGATGTAAAAAAACAAATTATTGACAGAGCGTTTGCTTATAAAGATTTTGCATTAAGGTTTGATCAGACCTCAAGTGAGTGGAAACTTATTACTAGTGATAATCTAAATACATATGCACCGTTTAGTTTACAACGTCAAGGAGACATTTCTAGATCTAATCAAGATAATAGTTGGGTATTTTATTTCCAAACTGACGGACAAACATTTAATGTAAGTTATAGAAATTTAAGATACGTATTTGAAAGCGATTCAG